CGCCACCGGCTGACGGTGGGCTCGCCCGAGGTGATCGCGCAGGCGGTGGAGCTGGCCTCGCGCGACAACCCGCACCACCCGCTCAAGGACTGGCTGCGGTCGCTCAAGCATGACGGCGTGGCGCGCCTGGACCATTGGCTGATCGACTTCGTCGGCGCGCCCGATACGCCGTACACGCGCGCCGCAGGCCGCATGTTCCTGATCGGCATGGTGGCGCGGGTGATGCGGCCCGGCTGCAAGATGGACTACGCGCTGATCTTTCAGGGCGCGCAGGGCGCGGGCAAGTCGTCGGCGTTCCGCGCGCTGGCCGATCCGTGGTTCAGCGACACGCCGTTCAAGATCGGCGACAAGGACGCGCTGATGGCGGTCCAGGGGGTGTGGCTGTACGAGTTCTCGGAGCTGGATGCGCTGGCCAAGTCCGAAGAGACCGCCATCAAGGCGTTCATCACCTCGGTCGAGGATCGCTTCCGCCCGCCCTATGGCACACGCATGCTCAACGTGCCGCGCCGCGTGGTCTTGTGCGGCACCACCAACACCGAGGAGTTCCTGCGCGACGCCACCGGCGGCCGGCGCTTCTGGCCGGTCAAGGTCGGCAAGGTGGAGCTGGACGGCCTGAAGGCGATGCGCGACCAGCTGTTCGCCGAGGCGGTGGCGCTGTTCGATGCAGGCGAACGCTGGTATCCGACGCGCGAGGAGGAGGCGCAGTTCTTCAGCCCCGAGCAGGAGCACTGGAAGCTGGTGGACGTGTGGACCGACTTCCTGCGCGCCTACGTCAACAGCAACGCCATGCGCGACGCTGACGAAGACGGCGACAGCGTGCCGATGCACCTACGAATGGCCAATGCCGAGCGCGACTTCTTCTCGACGCAGGAGCTGATCGCCAAGGGCCTGAAGATCGAGGCCGGCCGTATCGACTCGGCCAAGCAGATGCAGCGGCGCATCGCGCAGTGCATGAACGAGCTGGGCTTTGCCGCGCACCGCCAGCCCGACGGCAAACGCAAGCGGGGCTATCTGCGCGCGCAGCCCATTGACCCGACGTCGACCGCGGCCTCGCCGCCGGCCGATGCTCCCTCTCCCCCGGCGGGCAGTCCGCCGACAGCACCGGCCAGCGCAGAAGACCGCGCGCGCCAGGCGCTGAAAGACGTGCGGGTGGCGCTATGACGGCCGCGCCTCCGCGTCACCTGCCACGGCCTCGCGCAGCCTGCCGATGGAGCGGCGCGAGTCGGGGGTCTTCGCCGGCCCCGACAGGTCATCGGTATCAAGCGCCGTCCATTGCCGTCCAGATGTGGATAACTCATCTGGACGGCGCCCAAGTGGCTGAGCGGGCGAGGTTTTTCGCCCTGCCGTCCATTGGTCCAGATGATCCACGCGCACCCGCGTGCGTGTGGGCGCGCATGCCCGCCCCCGCGAGGGCGGGCGGGGGCGGGGGCGCGCACGCGCACGCACGCACGCGGGCATCTGGACGTCTGGACGGACATGAAAGGGATGAGAGGAGGGGCCGGTGTCGCAACCGAAGCCGCAACCAGTGACCGACGGCGCCCTGCTGCCGTCCCTGATGCCCGAGGCGGCCAAGTTCTACGCCGGCTGCGCCGCCGCCTTCACCGGCATGCCGCACGTCGAGGCTTGCATTGCCGGCGCGATCGCGCTGCGCCAGGCGATCGATGCCGACGACTACCCGCTCGTCAATGCGCTGTTCCGCGAGTTCGGCGCCCAGAAGATCGAGCCCGTGCACGCGCTTGAGCAGCACCCGATCCACGGCCAGGTCGAGCTGGGCGTCAGCCCGGACGAGATTCGCGCCTTTGCCCAACGTCATCGCGCGGCTCGCCGCGCTTCTACGGAGTCAACTCGATGAAGCGCGGCCGCAAGGGCGACTACTGGGATGCACGCCTCGAACGCTGGGGCGCCTGGCGCGTAGGTGCGGGGCAAAGCGGCGCGCCCAAGGTGGCGACCTGGGCCGGCATGCGCTCATCGAGCAACAGCCTGGCCAACTGGGCGGCCGGCGACGAGGGCGTGCCGCGCCTGTATCTGGAGGAGGTGGAGACGCACGCCTTCATCACCTACCTCGCCCACCAGCGCAACACGCAGGAACTGGCGGCCTTTGCCCTGACCGCCTACCCGAACTCCTCCCGCCTGGCCGCCCGCCTGGGCCTGAAGCAGGGCACCGTGACCGAGCGCCGCAAGCGCCTGATCGCCGTGTGCCGGCGCCTGCTCGATCAGCGCAAGCGCGGCGAGCCGTTGAGCATCGAGCGCCGCGCCCGCACCCCCAAGGCGGTCACTGTGCGCGCCACGGTGAAGGGCTACCGCAAGCCCCAGGCCATTGCCAGCGCCTCGCCTGACGGCTGATCGGACTTTTTGTGATTTGGTCAAAGTGGTGTAAAAAGCGTCATCCTCGGCGCGAGGTGCCTGCAGATCAGACGCAAGCACCCGCGCCGTTTGCTTTGGTGGCCCGTATCCATCGAAGGCACAAGCCCGCCTCGCGCGGGTGGTCAGGCATAGCGCAGCACCATGCGGTGGCTCTGGTGCTGCTTCAGGTAATCCAGCGTATCCCGCTCGCCACCGTGACCGATGCCTACTCTGTAGCAGTGCGCGTGCTCGTGTTGAAGAACACCGCAGTCCTCGTCGTTTTCGCTGGGTCAAGCGACGAGGCTGCGGCATGCGATCAAAGTTATGCCTAAGGCCGCGCCGCGCCCTTGCACCTACCCCGGATGCAAGGCACTGACCACCCAAGGCGGCCGCTGCGAGCAGCACCGCGTGCAGGTCCAGCGCGAGCAAGACGCTCACCGCGGCTCGGCCCGACAGCGTGGCTACTCGGTGGCCTGGGAGAAGGCCATCCGCTGTGCGTGCACTGCCAGGCGAGCGGTCGGATCGAGGCGGCTACCGTGGTCGACCACATCGTCCCGCACCGTGGCGATCGCGCGTTGTTCTGGGACACCAGCAACTGGCAGCCGCTGTGCAAGCCGCACCACGACGCCAAGACCGCGCGCGAGGACGGCGGCTTCGGCAATCGCGCCAGCAGCGCACCGGGGGGCGGGGCGAATCTCTAGGCCCCTCTGCAGCAGGACCGCGCTCGTAGTGCTTTTTTTGCGTGGTTGAGTTTTCAAGATTTTTCCTAGGTGACGGCTATGGGTGCACGTGGACCAAAGCCGACGCCGGCGGCGCTGAAGGCGGCGACCGGGGCGCGGCTGCGCCTGGCGGCCGACCTCGGCGAGGGCATCAACCCGCCGGTCAAAGCACCGCCGATGCCGCGCGACCTGATCGGGCCGGCGCGCAGCGAGTGGAAGCGCATCGTGCCGCACCTGCTCGACCTCGGCCTGCTGACCGAGCTGGACCGCGCCGCGCTGACGAACTACTGCTCGGCCTGGGGCGACCGCTGCCGGCTGCAGGCGCAGCTGAACGCGCTGATGAAGGCCGCGGCCGCCGCCGGCCAGCCCGAGACCGACGCCATGTGGGCCAAGCTGCCCAGCGGCATCGCGCGGCCGAGCGTGCTGGTCAAGCTGCTGGCCGATGCCGAGGCGCGCGTCGATCGCGCGCTTGGGCACTTCGGCCTGAGCCCGTCGCAACGCTCGCGGGTGACCGCTTCGCGCGAGACCGGCGACCAGCCGCAGCTGCCGGGGATGGAAGACCCGGTCGCCGCCAAGCTTGGCAAGCTGCGCCGCGTCGTCTAGTGCAGACGTCTGCACGGTCGTGACGCACGGGTACGTCGAGCGGGCGCTGCGCTATGCGCACGCGGTGGTGGAGGGCGAGATCCCGGCGTGCAAGTGGACGCGCCTGGCGTGCGAGCGGCAGATCAAGGACCTGGCGCGCAGCGAGGCCGATGCCGGCTGGCCCTGGCGCTTCGACCTCGAGCTGGCCGAGCGGCCCTGTCTGCTGATCGAGTGCCTGCCGCACATCAAGGGCAAGTGGGCCACGCCCACCATCACGCTCGAAGACTGGCAGTGCTTCATCGAGACCACCGTGTTCGGGTGGGTGCATCGCGAGTCCGGCAAGCGGCGTTTCCGGTTCGCCTACACCGAAGTGCCGCGCAAGAACGCCAAGTCGACGCTCACCTCGGGCAACGCCATCTACATGCTCGGCGCCGACGGCGAAGAGGGCGCCGAAGTGTTCAGCGCCGCCACCACCGGCGACCAGGCGCGCATCGTCTTTGACGTCAGCAAGGCCATGCTGCGCAAGGACCCGCGCATCGCCGCGCAGTTCGGCCTGGGTGTGGGCGAGCACGCCATCTGGCAGCGCGACACCGCCGGCACCTACAAGCCGCTCAACGCCGAGGCCAGCACGCAGGACGGCCTGAACGTGCACTTCGCCAGCGTCGACGAGCTGCACGCGCACAAGACGCGCGACTTGTGGGACGTGCTGGAAACCGCCACCGGCAGCCGCGAGCAGCCGCTGCTGTGGGCCATTACTACCGCCGGCAGCGACCGCGCCGGCATCTGCTACGAGCAACGCGACTACGTCTGCAAGATCCTGCAGGGCGTGGTCGAGGACGACAACTACTTCGGCGTCATCTACACCATTGACGACGATGACGACTGGACCGACGAGCGCACCTGGGCCAAGGCCAACCCCAACTTCGGCGTCAGCGTCTCGATCGAGGATTTGCGCGGCAAGTGCCGCAAGGCGATGCAGCAGGCCAGCGCGGTCGGCAACTTCAAGACCAAGCACCTGAACGTCTGGGTCAACGCCGACAGCCAGTTCATGGACATGCTGGCGTGGGACCGCTGTGCCGACCCCACGCTGTCGATCGACGCCTTTGTCGGCTGCGAAGGCTACGGCGGCCTCGATCTGGCCAGCAAGGTCGACATCAACAGCGAGCTGCTCATCTTCGAGCGGCCCAGCGACGGCAAGATCTGCGTGTTCGACCGCCACTGGGTGCCCGAGCGCGCCATCGATGAGAGTAAGAACAGCCAGTACGAAGGTTGGCAGCGGCGCGGCCTGCTGCGCGTCACCGACGGCGAAGTGGTCGACATGGACGCCATCGAAGAGCAGATCCTCGAAGACTGCAGCCGCTTCAGCATTCAGGGCTTTGGCTACGACCCGCACCAGGCCACGCAGCTGGTCGGCCACATGCTCGACAAACAGGTGCCGATGGTCGAAGTGCGACCCACGGTGCTCAACTTCTCCGAGCCGATGAAGACGCTCGAGGCCTGGGTGCTGAAGGGCAAGCTGGTGCACGACGGCTCGCCGATCCTCACCTGGATGATGTCCAACGTGGTCTGCCACCGCGACCAAAAGGACAACATCTACCCGCGCAAAGAGCGCGTCGAGAACAAGATCGACGGCGTGGTCGCGTTGCTGATGGCGATCAATCGCTACCTGGCGCGCAAGCCCGCCGCCACCGACGTCGGAATCGAGGTGTGCTAGTGGGAATACTGTCTCGATTCTGGCGCCGCAAGTCGAGCGTGCGCGACTCGCTCGACCTGTTCCGCGAGATCTTTGGCGGGCGTGCCAGCAAGAGCGGGCAGAACGTCAACTGGCGCACCGCGCTTGAAGCAGTGACCGCGCTGGCCTGCGCGCGCGTGATCGCCGACGGCCTGGCGCAGGTGCCGTTCAAGCTGTACCGCCGCGATGGTTCGCAGCGGATCGAGGCGGTGGATCACCCCGCCTATCAGCTGATCTCCAGCCGGCCCAACGAGTGGCAGACCAGCTACGAGTTCCGCGAGCAGCTGGCGCTGCACCTGGTCTTCTGCGGCCAGGCGTTCGTGTTCAAGAACCGGGTGCGCGGCGGCCTGGCCGAGCTGCTGCCGTTCCAGCCGCAGAACATGACGGTTGACAACCCGCGCGGCTGGGAGCGCACCTACAAGGCCACGCTGCCCGACGGCAAATACATCACGGTGCCGGCCGACGAGCTGTGGCACCTCAAGGGCCCGAGCTGGGATGGCGTCGTCGGCCTTGAAGGCGTGCGCATCGCGCGCGAGGCGATTGGTCTGTCGCTGGCCACCGAAGAGCACGGCGCGCGGGTGTTCTCCAACGGCGCCAGCCCGAACGGCATCTTGTACACCGAGCCGGGCACCACGCTGAACGCAGACCAGCGCAAGCAGCTGCGCGACTCGTGGAACGAGATCCACGGCGGCGGCGAGAACGCCAACAAGACCGGCATCCTCTGGGGCGGCCTTAAGTGGATGAGCACCGCCACCACCAACGAGCAGGCGCAGTTCCTCGAGACGCGCCGCTTTCAGGTCGAGGAGGTGTGCCGCGCCTTCCGCGTGATGCCGATCATGGTCGGGCATGCGGACAAGTCGGCCACCTACGCCAGCGCCGAGCAGATGTTCCTGGCGCACGTGATCCACACGCTGATGCCGTGGTACGCGCGCATCGAGCAAAGCGCCGACGCCGCGCTGCTCACCGAAAAAGAGCGGCGCGACGGCTACTACTTCGCCTTCCAGGCCAGCGCGCTGATGCGCGGCGACTACAAGTCGCGCCAGGAGGGCCTGCTGATCCAGCGGCGCGCCGGCGTGATCAACGCCAACGAATGGCGCGCGCTGGAAGAGATGAACCCGATGGGCCCGGCCGGCGATGTCTACATCGTCGAGTCGAACATGACCAAGCTTGACCAGGTCGGGCAGGCGCCTGCACAGCCTGCAGCGCCGGCTGCAACACCACCGCAAGGAACCCCGTAATGGACCGACTCGCCTGTGGCCTGATCGAACTTAAGCTCGCGCCCGCCGCCAGCGGCGCGGAGACGATGACCTTCTCCGGCTACGGCGCCGTGTTCAACAACACGGACAGCTATGGCGACGTGATCGTCCCCGGCGCCTTCGCGCAGTACTTGGCGGACGTCAAAGCCGGCCGCACGCCGTGGCCCGCCATGCTGGCGCAGCACGGCGGGTGGGGCATGAGCGCCGACGACATGACGCCGGTCGGCGTCTGGACCGAGCTGGCCGAAGACGGCACCGGCCTAAAGGTCGAGGGCAAGTTTGCCGAGACCCCGCGCGGCCGCGAGCTGTATGCGCTGATGAAGATGGACCCGCGCCCCGCGATCGATGGCCTGTCGATCGGCTACATCGCCAAGGAGTGGGAGCCGCGCAGCAAGCCGGACGACCCGCGCCGCAAGCTCAAGCGCATCGAGCTGATGGAGATCTCGCCGGTCACGTTCCCGGCGAACGGCAAGGCCCGTGTCAAGGACGTGAAGTCAATCGAAGACCTTTCAACGCTCGCCGATGCGGAGCGCCACCTGCGTGAGGCTTGTGGCCTGTCGAAGAGCGAAGCCGTGGCACTCGTGTCGCGGATCAAGCGGCTGGGCCAGGGTGATCCTGTCGGCCAGCAGGCAGCAGAACTGCGCGCGCTCCTCGAGCGCAATCGCAAGCACATCCCCACCCTCACCGTCTAGGAGTTCTCATGCAACGCATCACTTTCCGCCACTTCGGTCTGGCGGTGGCGGCGCTCGTCGTCGCCTCGCTGGCCATCTTCTCGCCCGACACGCTTGCCGCCAATCTCGACCCGGCGCTGCTCGGCGTGCTGCCGTTTGCCGCGTTCGGCCTCAACACCGACTTCGGTGACCTCAAGAAACTGATCGAGGAACAGGGCAAGGCCTGGGAAGAGTTCAAGACCTCGCACGAGCAGCAGATCAAGGAGCTGAAGGCCGGCCGCACCGACCCGCTGCTCGAAGGCAAGCTCGCCAAGATCAGCGAGCACCTAGACCAACTGCAGAAGCAGAAAGACGAGCTGGAGAAAAAGCTTAACCGTCCCGGCATTGCTCCCGGCCTGGAAGACCTCAACGAGGCCAAGGCGCTGGTCGTGTTCAACACTGAGCTGAAGGCCAACGCCATCGCCAGCGGCAAGCCCGTGCCGGCCGATGTGCAGCCCGACCAGTACCGCGCCTACAAGCGTGCGTTCAATCAGATGATCCGCGGCAACGAGCGCATGCTCGGTGACGACGAGCGCAAGGCGCTGCTGGTCGGCAGCGATGCCGACGGCGGCTACCTGGTGCCGACGGACATGTCCGGCCGCATCATTCAGCGCCAGTTCGACCTGTCGCCGATCCGCCAAATCGCCAACGTGCAGATCATCAGCTCGGGCAGCCTGGAAGGCATCGAAGACATCAACGAAGCCGCCTCCGGCTGGGTCGGCGAGACCTCGTCGCGGCCGGACACCAACGAGCCCAAGGTCGGCAAGTACGAGATCGTCGCGCACGAGATGTACGCGCAGCCCAAGGCCACGCAGAAGCTGCTCGACGACTTGGCGGTCGACGTCGAGACCTGGCTGGCCGACAAGGTCGCCGACAAGTTTGCCCGCACCGAAGGCGCGGCCTACGTGGTTGGCAACGGTGTGGCCAAGCCGATGGGCTTCACCGCCTACGGCACCGCCGCCACGGCAGACGCCAGTCGCGCCTGGGGCACGCTCGAGCACCTGAACACGACCAACAACGGCGCGTTCGCCTCGTCGAGCCCGGCCGACATCCTGTTCGACGTGATCCAGGCGATGCGCCCGGGCTACCTGGCCAACGCGCGCTGGGTCACCCGCCGCACGGTGATCAGCGCGATCCGCAAGCTGAAAGAGGCGACCACCAACGCCTACATGTGGCAACCCGGCCTGCAGGCCGGCCAGCCAGACCGTCTGCTTGGCTACCCGATCACGATGGCCGAAGACATGCCGGCGCTGGCCACCAACTCGCTGTCGCTCGCCTTTGGCGACTTCCGCGCCGGCTACCAGATCGTCGACCGCCTGGGCGTGCGCGTGCTGCGCGACCCGTACACCGACAAGCCCTACGTCAAGTTCTACACGACGAAGCGCACCGGCGGTGGGGTGGTCAACTTCGAGGCCATCAAGTTCGTCCGGTTCGGCAGCTAACGCCACTGACCCAGGGGACAGGCCCGGCGACGGGCCGCCCCGCGCACCCACTTTCAGGAGCTTCACATGCGTGATTCCATCAGCAACATCCAGGTCAAGCGGGCCATCAGCCCCGTGTCTGGCGCGGCCGACAACGTCGCGTCGGTCAGCCAGATCATCGATCGCCAGGGCTACGACTCGCTCGCCTTCATCATCCTCACCGGCGCGGTGGCCGATGCCGACGCCACCTTCGCGGTGCTCGTCGAGCATGACGACGCCGCCGGCTTCGGCACCGCCAGCGCGGTCGCTGACGCCGATCTGATCTCGCAGTCCAGCGCCGCCCCGGAGGCCGCCGCCGGCTTCCAGTTCGACGACGACAACGAGGTCCGCAAGATCGGCTACATCGGCGACAAGCGCTACGTGCGCCTGACCATCACGCCGGCCAACAACAGCGGCGCGTGGCTGCATGGCGCGGTCGCCATCCTCGGCCGTGCCGCCGCGTAAGCAACACCGGCGCTCCGGCGCCGCCCCGAGTGTCTCCTCCAGCTGCTACCCGCAGCTCTTGCCCGCGGCCGATCCTCTCCGGCCGCGGGGTTTCTTTCGGTCCCCTTCATGACCCAAGTCTCCAGCGTCATCGGCCATGCGCCGACCGTCACCATCGGCCCGGCCAACCCCGAGGCGGCCAAGTACCGCGCCATGTGGCAGCGGGACGAATACCGCCAGGTCGCGCCCGGTGAGCACGTGGCGCCGCTGTTCGTGCAACACGCGCGACCGAAGCCAGGTGCGGAGGTTATCGACTTTGGCGCAGGCACTGGCCGCGGCGCGCTGATGATCGCGCTTCTGTCCGGTGCGCGCGTGCACATGCTGGACTTCGCCGGCAACTGCCTCGATCTCGAGGTGCGGCAGGCGCTCACCACGCAGGCGCACGCGCTCACGTTCCGCCAGCATGACCTGACGCAGCCGGTCGGCATCAGCGCCCCCTACGGCTACTGCACCGACGTCATGGAGCACGTGCCGCCGGCCGACGTCGACCGCGTGCTGACCAACATCCTGCGCGCTGCGCAGCACGTGTTCTTCCAGATCAGCTGCGAAGACGACAGGCTCGGCGCGCTGATCGGCGAGCCGCTGCACCTGACCGTCAAGCCGTTCGCCTGGTGGCTGGCCAAGCTGCAGGCGCTTGACTGCGTGGTGCACTGGTCGCAGGACTGCGGCACGCACTGCCTGTTCTACGTCACCGCCTGGCAGAGCGGCGCCGAGCTGGTCAAGCATGGCGTGCTCAACATCGCCGAGGAAGCCTGCCGCGCCAACGTGGCGCACAACATCGCCGCCGGCTGGTCGCAGGTGCAGCCGCACGAGACCAATGACGTCGAGGTGATGATCCTCGGCGGCGGCCCGTCGCTCGCCGCGCACGCTGACGAGATCAAGCGCCTGCGCGCCGAGGGCGTCAAGCTCGTCACGCTCAACGGCGCCTACAACTGGGCGCTGGCGCAGGGCCTCACGCCGAGCGCGCAGATCGTGGTCGACGCGCGCCCGTTCAATGCCCGCTTCACCCATCCGGTGGTCGACGGCTGCAAGTACCTGATCGCCTCGCAGGTCGACCCCGCCGTGCTCGATGGTCTGCCGCTTGAGCGCACGCTGCTGTGGCACACCAGCGCCGAGTCGGTCGCTGATCTGCTCAAGGCGCAATACGAAGTCAGCTGGCCGATCCCCGGCGGCTCCACCGTGCTGCTGCGCGCGATTCCGCT